AGCAAATGTGTTTCTTTGTATAGAGTGTGTTCCATAAGATGAACCAGTCGTACCATCTACCCGAACCCATCTGTCTGCAAAGTGTGTGCTACCTGTCGATCCATATACAGAATCGACCCCTATACTTCTTTGCCATATATCGAATGCACCATTAATTAATAAATTATCATTAATGGCAGTTCCGTATGTTACTCCATCTGCAAGAACAGAACGACCTCCGAACATGCTTCCACCACCACCATCGATCCCGACCAATCCTTGAAATCCACCACCACCGTCAGCCCACGCAAACCCAATTGAAGGTGCATCATCGTACATGGTGGTGGATGGAAGTCCATCTGCACCAACATATTGTTTTCCCTGTTCCGTAACACCCGGCATATCATCGATAAATCCAGATGTAGTAATTTCAGCGTAGTAATTTGAATCCAGTTCAAACTCGGTAGTCGTACAAAGTCCCACTAGTATATTCTCAGCATCATTAGATGTAACAACGTGCCAGTCACGTAATGCGCTCCAACCAATACAATAACCCGCAGTCAATCCAGAACCAGAACCATCCAACGATATAATCTTTTTATTGTTGTCTATACCACCCGTTCCACCAGTACCAGAACCTTGAAGATATTGACCTCGATAGTTTAATACCATTGCTTTATCGGCGGTAATACCAACCAATATTGGTTTACTTACTTGTCCAGAAATACTCGGTTCAACATTTGTTAAACCACCACTAATACCCGGACTCAGAAAATATACACAACCGTAAGTTAATCCTCTGCCATCAACCGTTGCATTTCTAAAATCTCCTTCAACCACACCATGTGTTGTAATTTCTAGATAAGTATCATTTACAGAATAAGGTCCGGTAGATCCCAAAACCCTATCAGAAACAATTCCGATTGCTTCTGCTAAATCTTTATCATCGGAACGAGCTAAAAAGTATTCAGTATCGCCACCAGAAGCACCAATTCTGACTACTTGACCAAATGTAAATCCTCCAGATATACCAGTATATCCACCTTGCGGAAATACCCTTTGCTTGATTCCTCCCAAAGATACCGAGTCCCAATCATAAGTCAAGTCACCAAGTATAGACACATCTTCACTAAAGGTTATACCAATAGGAATTATATCCGCCAAATTAACTTGCATAGATCCTGTGGATCCTGTAATTACATTAATACCATCACCAGAAAATCCTGTATATATCCGAAGATTATTAAGTTTTTCAATAGAATAAGTATTGTAATGATTGACCCAATCTAAAAAGGTGTCATTACCCGTCAAATAAGAAATATCGAATGAATTTGTGTCTACACTTGCCATATATTAGTTCTCTTTTTATTTATACTTTATTATTTTGTTTTTATAACTAAATTGTTAATATACCTGATAGTATTATCATCTGGACGAATCACACAAACTGGATTCATTCTTTCCCTATCGGCAAAGTCCGAACTTTCATTATCTTCATCTCCCCAATTATCGTCCTGACAAAAGACGTGCGTGGCTTCTGTTATGCTAAGACGATATCTACTCGCACCACATGACGCTGAATTTGGGAATCCACTAGCATTATCTGCTAAAGTATCATCACACCCATCAACACCAGAGCAACATTCCATAAACTCGGAATCGACTACTAATCCAACAACAATACTTTTGGTCTCTGTCGAGTATGCGACACTTATCTCACCACCACCACCAATTGTATTATCGTCCAAATATACCCAGTGTTTGAGACCACTTACATGTGGTGGTTGCTCTGAAAGTGTTCCATTCCACCAAGCTCTTGCTTCCACTAAATACCACCCCGGATTGAATTTTATTGTCGCTTCTGTATCTGTAAACTTGATCACTTCTACTAATTTTTTTCCACCATCTCCCTGATAAGGTGATTTGAATGGATAAAGAGGTGTTGCACCTTTCCATCCTGGTCCCGAAACTACCCAATTTTGATCATGAAATGGTGAGCCTGCGCTTGTTAAATCACCACCAACACCAATTCCTGTATTTGGAGGTAAGTCACTGGTGTCCCCATTCCACTTATCACCTTCTCCGACTGGAGAATCTACATCCCATCCACTCCACAAATATCCAGAACCAGAAGTAATCCAATTATGCATCATAGTAATGGAAAGCGACATCTGCATCTGCATATTTTCTTGCATTTCATTAAGTTCAGATGCTTGTAAAGAAAATCCAGGACGGAAAGCAACGAATTGATAGTTTTTCCTGTTAGATAATTCGTCTTCTGAAAGAAATCGAACATTTTTATCTTCCGTTCTGCTATAATATGGACTGCTACTTAAAGGAAATGATGGATTACCACCCGAATATAATGGTTGTGTTGCTTTTTCTGACATCTAATTATTCTCCTGATATACTTCGACATCCTGACCCAATTTTCAATTCAAATGCGAACGATTTCACATTGTCTGGGTTGTTATCTAAGTTGATTGTTGTTTTATTTCTATGTATCTCTTCTGAATTTAATGCATCATAAGGCACCAATGTTGATCCGTATGGTCTAGAATCTATAGAATTAATAGTCCATTCTGTCCGAATCTCTCCCCCACTAAAAACATCGCCCACTCTCTCATCAGGAAATGCCGTTTGTATATGTATTCTTGCAGTATTAGCAGTTTTTAAATCTACCGAATCGGAAGATATTACTTCTTCAATATAAGTATTATCAAATGTATTGGTATTTTGAATCGTGGACTTTGCGGAAGGCATGGCACTTTCTACAAAACCAGGTGAACCAGTTGCAATAAAACTAGAAACAAGATTCTTCACGTCTGCTTGTTCTTCACCATGCCCAGAATATAGGGATGCACCATTTTCGTCTTTTAATGTAGATATCGTATAGAAATTAAATTCTTTAGCATCGGTTACATTCGCAATCTCTTCAGATTTAATTACCTTATGAATTACACAAGATAATGGGACAAATCGAGGAATATTCATTGCCCACCCTCCCACAGGAACAATATTTATTGTCAAGCGAGATACATCAATAAGCGGAAACATTGCACTCCACCGATCTGGATCAACTGCAATTGATGTATGGTTTTTACCTCTTTTTGTGGGTATTTTTATTCCATCCATCACCCATCGTTTAGAAATAGCATCCTTTTTAACAGATATTCCAACCAATCCTTCTTCTTCACAAGAACCAACACACGGAACATATAGTTCTCCTTTTTCAGCATCTGGTTCGAAAGCACGTTCTAATAATTTTGCCTCAGGCGACAATCCAGTAAAGTCTACATCAATCGAAACTATTGCCCCAGACTCACTTTCATTATTTTCAATTATTGTAGCATTTAATTTGGCTGAAGATGCTTTATTAATATGAGCGTTAGATATGACTTGAGAATAGAAACTCTTATCGTCCCAATCAATTGAACCATCACATATTCCATGGTCCCCCTTACCACATTCATAATCACATTCGATTTTAGTTGATCCACCAAGGTGCTGAAAAGTATAATTCATATCAAGTGCATCAGCAAGTTCTAAACATCTATAACATTCTGTACAATCACATTTGTAAATATCACCCCCATCATACGACACTCCTGCAACAGCATCATATCCTGCTTCCTTATGATATAATCCACAAGAACCAATCGTTGTTTCATTTCCACTTCCACAAATATTGCTTGCCCTCGTTGACAGCGAAGTAGAACTATTTAATATATTAACAAGTGCTTCTTGGGGTAAAGAAACCCAAGTATATTTACTACTCAACGTATCAAATGATGTTGTTGGAAGTGCATTAATTGCAACATATTCGAGTCCATCATCCGTAGAAGATATCAGTCCAGATGAATTTGTGAATACATCTCGCGATATAATATCTTTTTCTAAATCTATTCTATTATTATTGGCTGAAAATCCCACCACCATATACAAAATACCATCAACTTCAAACATAGTTTGCCGATTAGAAATTCCCGAAGAATTCCATTTTCCCGCCCCGCAGCCATATGTCCAATGCTTATTACTACCCCAAAGAGTTTCATGGTCTATACAAGTTTTTATTTCACTATTCAATATTCTGCATGCAACAGATGAATTCGCAAGGGAATCTGCATAACTATCGACACTATTTTCTATAATATCTTCTTGGTTAGTGTACCCCAATACAATAGCTAATTGTTTATCTCGATAATGTTGAACTTGAGCAATAGTTTGTTCTGAAGTGTTGGTTGAAAGTGATTTAGTCATAATTTTGTCCTATGATTTTTTAATAACATGCTCCTGTACCACCAGATGCGGTACATCCTGTTAGTCCCAAATTTGGACTTTCTAATGCAGGATAAAGATAGATGAACTCTCGTATATTTATATTACCAAACATCACACCCATATCAATGTCGTTATCCCAATCGGGGAAATGATGACAGGGTGCATTAAATCCTGCACTAATTCCACCACCACCAACACCACCCCACGCACCACCTGATATCCACCCACCCGATGAACCCCCAAAAACACCGAAGGTGTATGTTCCATCACCATTTTCCACAAGTGGTGTTGATCCCGCATGAGCCGTCGGCCCATCATATCCAAAACCACTTCCAGAACATCCAATACAAGCAGTGTATCCCATTGTATCACTTAACCTATATGGAAAATAATTATGCAACCTGGGTTCTTCGCCTTGTAATATTCCACCGTCATAATCGTCTGGTGGAATATAATCTTGTGTTGTTTTTTCAAAGAACCCCTTAATTCCCGCAGGGTGAAGAATGCTTTGCAAATCGTTATAATAATATGGCAATCCAGTAGAATCTTCAATTATATCTTCAATACCAACTTTCAATAGGTATGAAAAGTTTTGATACCAAAAACTATCTTGTATTTTAGCACCACTGTTTAAAAAGCTTCCACCGAGATGTGGTAAATCTCCATAATACCCTGACGAATCTTCAGTTCCCCACCTTTCATCTTTAAATCTTCCACCATTTAATCTCATTATACTTAGCTTTGGATAATTAATAACAATATCAGTTGCATTTATATTAAATAAAGATTGAAAGAAATATTTGTATGCTTCTTCGTTGCTCTTTTTCTGATATAGATTTTGACGAATTCCTTTTATTAATTCTCGAACATCAACCGTTTGAGTTTCTTGAGTTTCTTCTGAAGAATCATCTGAAGAATCACCAATAAACCAAGAAGAAATACCAGAAGCATATGAATAAGAAAAATTCGACAAAAATGTTAAAGGAGTTTCATCAATATCAACTAGTTTTAAAAGTCCAATAGAATGTAAATCTGTAAAATTAAGTTCGTATCCACTTTCAGTATACAACCAGTCATAATATGACTGTATAAAATCAACAAAATAAGAATCAGTTTGATCACTTTCATTTCTATCAAGAATCCAGTAAGGAAATAAAGATCGTATATCAATAATTGATTTTAGTGTCGGTGGAAGAGAAGGTATAGTTGCACCCAACACAAGCATCTGATATCGGGTGTTCCTTTCATGTTGATTTTGTATAATATACGGAATCCAAGACATATATTATCCTCTTGGTTCTATGCTTAAATCAAAAATAATACCAGATGCATACATGTTATATTTTATGTCAAATTTATCTGAACCAGAATGTCCCGAACCAACATACAAATATATTTCATTATCAGCTGAAATGGGTTGATAAAATGTAACTTCTCCACTATCTGGATTCCATTTCCCAGTAGTCCACGAATTTGTTACACCACCAGAATTAAAATAAGCATTAATTTTTTGCCAACCATCTTTATTTACCAAATCAATACAATTGATTTTAATATCAGTATTATTTGGAATGTTGTATAAAGTTTTTAAAGTATCTGACGGTTTAAACCAATCAGATTCCAAAGAAGATTCCTTACATTTATTATTAAAACTTTGAGAATTGATACTTCCATCGGAATTGACATTAACAACCTTCATTAATTTTAATGAAATATCATCAGAATTCGTCACAATTGCAGTATCTACAGAATTAATTAAGGTAGTCATTGTGGAAGAATCTACATTTTCAAGTTTAAATCTACTTGGATAATTTTCTTTAATTTTATCGATTGAATAATTCAATAATTGAGTTGATGAATATTGGGTATTCATCGGTTCATATAGTAAAGTTCCAGATACTATCAGTTTATAGGATTCAACATTCATAAATTCTGGAATTATAGTAACACAAGTTTTTTCTTCGAGCAACTTAATAGCATTATGAGCCGATACAGGATCAACAATATTACTCTCTTTCAAAGAAACAAAAAGTCGACCGTACCGAGGAGGATATTCTTCTTCACCACCCCAAACAATAAATTCTGAATATGCATCTTCTGCCGAACCCACAATTCCAGACTCTGCAAGAATTCCTCGACAATCTTCAATCGTCACTGCTCGGCCCTGTGATGCAAACCATTTTGGTGCAAAGAATCTAATTGCTTCAAGATCGGGTTTGCTTGAACCACCGGCAGATAGATTTGTGGTCGTAGTGGTGGATACGCCTGAAAAGTTTTGAATTTCAAAACTTCCAATATTATTTCCTGAAGTTCCACTACTTTTCAGATATGACACTCTTACTTCTTGATTGGGGGTTAATGACTGGCCGATTTGATTATAGGATGAATCAAAATTACTACCGAATACTATAAAAAACCCAAGTTCTGTTCTTTCTAACCAGAATACTTTACTAAAACTATCTAATCCAGCTTGAATATTGTTTACTATCGTCCACTCTTCCCATTCACCATCTGAATTTTTTACATCCAACCTGATAGTAGTAATATCAATATCTGTACCATACAAGAATCCTTTTTGAGTATGTTCATCAACTGAAAGAGGTTCTTCTTTGATTAAAGAGTTTCCTTCTAATATGTCAATAATGTTTTCACCATCAGAATCCAATGCATATTTTTCAATCGTATAAAAACTATATGCAATACCCGATGAATTATATCCGATAAATTTCGTGTATCTAGGTATTTCACCGTCTGCACCACCGTGTCGAATTTTTACTCTTGCTCTTGCAGAATTTCGACCAGGTACTACATATCCGAGAGGCTTGACAAGTGAAATAATAGACTCTTCTTTTTGTGCCGTATCTAAAAACATTTCACTTGCAATCATATTTGCATAAAAACCATAATACAATGTATTATATGCAAGTATATCCAACAATACTTGAGCTACAGAACCACTATAATCATAATCTTTTAAAGTATCTTGTGATTTTAGATGTTCTATAATACTATTTTTTATATCTGTATATTCGAGGCTTCCTAATTGGATATTTGGGGTTTGTGACATTTATCTTACCTTTACGAGTGATATTTTTAGACTATTTAGTTTGGGATTTGCTCTAGTTCCTCGTTTAGTTTGAAACCGTATATCAAGAATGAGCAAATTACTGTCCATTTCTGTTCCATCAAATAATACACTTTGGACAACTGCTCTCGGCTCCCAAATTCTTACTGCATCAATGATATCTCTTTCTAGTTTAAATTCCAATAACGGAGTCCACAACTCAAATAATATTTTATATATTCCAACTCCAAAATTTCTAATAAATGGTTTTTCTCCGGGTGATGTTAAGATTATGTTGGTAATTGATTGCCGAATTGCATTAATTTCTTTAACCAATGATATATCATCAACAAATTCATTTTTGGTGAAATCCACATCGAAATCGGAATATTGATACTCTTGAGACATTTACTATCCTTTGTTATATGTATAAATAATAATGCAAGAAAATTATTTATGTAAGCATATTATGTT